GTTCTCATCAGTGATAACCTTGTTCTCATCAGTGATAACCTTGTTCTCATCAGTGATAACCTTGTTCTCATCAGTGATAACCTTGTTCTCATCAGTGATAACCTTGTTCTCATCAGTGATAACCTTGTTCTCATCACCACAATCCACCTTTTGTAAACTTTTAACAGAGCCTTTCATCGTTACTTTCAAGGCCTAAATTTATCTCTAAACAAAGAAAATCTTATGGAACTCTACGTAGATTTGGCCAAAGAACGTTACCAAGAGGTTTGGGATAAGGTTTATCCTTTGGGAGAAGAGGATAGCTTTGAAACTTTGGATGTGGCCTTTGTTGCGGCTTACTATTACAAACCAGACAAGGTGCATGAGATTGCAAGTAAGATCTACCAAAGGTGTGAGGATGAAACCTTTCTAACCCGACTCAGACATTACTACAAGAGAGTAGTAGAGAACCTGGACACGGTTAAGGAGAAGAAGGAGATTGCTTTCTATCACCCCAGTTCTGAAAAGTGGGGTCCAGAGAAGCACTACCTGCTAGAAGGTATTCCTTTACTAATCCACAACTTTGCCTCTCTCCTGTCTAAAGATTATAAAGTGGTAGTCTACTCTAACCCTCTGGACCAATCCAAGTATCGTCTGTCTACTGCCAACCCTCAGTACAAACCCATCCAAGACTATGAAGCTTGTCCTGTTTGTATTAGCACTTCTACAGAGGAAAAGGTTAGGCAAGGAGTAGAAAAGTTTTATCTCCTGGTTAGTGAGGGAGGGAAAGTTGCAGGTGACTATCCTCTAATTTGGTTGAACCCAAGTTGCTTTGCTAGAGAAAAGACAGTCGAGAGTGAAAAGAACACCCTTCTCGTTCTACCTCCCTTGTGTAAGAGTGTCAAACAAAAGCCAAAGAGGAACCAGCATGCTTGCGTCTATGCTTACCCTGATAACAAATATCTACCTCTAGCTGTAAAGATCTTTGAGGAAGGAAGGAAGAAGAATCCCAAGCTAACTCTAGACGTTTACACTTTCTGGAAGAGCAAGGAAGAGCTTTCTACTTTTCAACAGAACCATCCCCAGATCAAGGTTAAAGATTTACTAGACGCACCTCACTCTCTGGGCAAGTACACCTTCTGGATTAACCCAGAGAAAGAAAGTTTCATGGCTAACCTGGCCAGAGAGAGTGGTTGTTTGGTATGTGATGATAACCTGGAGAAGGAAGAAGACAAGACCGATCAGAACCAGACTTGGGAGCAAGGTTGTAAACGCTTGCAAGCCCTGTTCTAAGGTATTAGCAATAACGGTCTTATTAGTAATATCAAGCAAATATTACTAATAATTAAAATGGAGGGAGCCAGTTTGGGCATGATCATAATACTGGTGTTTATAATTTTAGTCTTGGTCTTGGTTACGGCCTTGTACTTTCTTCTTTGGAGGGGTTGTCCTGAAGGTTATCTTCTTCGAGGAGGAAGATGTGTTCCCGTAGGAGAACTACTTCCCGTAACTCCGCGAAGAGCCTATATTCTACTTGGTCTGAGGACAGAAAAGGTTTTACTAGGCAACTTTACTTGGGACACCTTTACCGATGCTCTCTACAACTCGCAAACAGGAGATATTTCTATTCCCCTTACAGGAACCATGTTGGTAAACTTTGCCTTTTCTCGTTCTGCCACCCCTTCTCCTTTCCAAGTTAGATTAAATGTACTCTCTGCCACAGGAAGTTCCAGTTTCTATGATTACACCTTGTCTCCTTCTACTTCACTAGAGACTCTTTCTGCTTCCATAGAACTTCCTGTGGAAAGAGGAGGCATGGTTAGATTCGTAGTTCCTGAACAAGCAGAAGAGATAACCCTTGAGCCTTCTGGCACCTATGCTTCTATCTCTTTCCAAACCTTGCCGTAACCTTGTTTGGTTACTAAAGATATTCTTTAGTAATCTTCTCCGAGAACTAACCTGAGAACACCTCTCTTGAGAACGATTGGTACCAAACTTACCCTTCTAGTAAACTTGCTCTTGAGAACGATTGGTACCAAACTTACCCTTCTAGTAAACTTGCTCTTGAGAACGATTGGTACCAATGGTTCTTCGGGGCAATCTTAACAAGTTAGTAGAGAACGTTCTTTACTAACTAAATTACATCTAGGGTAAGTTTGGTACCAATCGTTCTCTACTAACTAAATTACACCTAGGGTAAGTTTGGTACCAAACGTTCTCAAGAGAGGTGTTCACAGGTTAGTACACTTGGTACCAATCGTTCTCAAGAGCAAGTTTACTAGAAGGGTACAGTTGGGGAGCATCTTGTGCTCTCTAACGATACCTGGTACCAAACGTTGTCTACTAACTAAACCAAGCGAGACCTCGGGGTACCAATTGTTCTCAAGAGTGACCTAACTGGGACAAGTGGGTATAATTTATCTTCACTGAAGATAAATTATATATGGCTCTTACCTGGTTAGCATGATGTTAATTTCACCAAAGCCTAGTTCAGCAGCGTAGCTAGAGTAGACAGAACCCTTCAGACCGGGAAAGAGCTTGACCATCTCTAGACTGCCTGTGCTGATGGCGTCATAGATGTAATCTTCAGTGAGAGGAGAGTTTAACAGAGAGACTAGGTCTACATCTCCTGTTCTAACTGCCTTTCTTACCATGTTAGAACTAACCTGAGCACCCTTTTCTAAACAGCGCTTAGCAATGTCGTAACGAACAGGGCTAGTGCTTTCTAGAGCAGACTCTAGTACACCTTCCAAAAAAGAAGAAGGTATATCTCTGAGGTACTCTTTGTTTCCTGCCCGAGCAAAACCGTAAAGCAAGGCTTCTTCATCTTCTCTACCTGTAAAGTTTAGTAGGTCTAGATTTCCAGAACTGGCCGCAACTTCTGTAAAACTAGCAAGAGGTAGAGAAGAGAAGGAAGCTAGGTAAGAGACCACATCTTCCCTTCCAGAATAGAAAGCAGAGGAAAGCAAAGACAAGGACGACACTTCTTCCTTCTCTCTCCTCTCCAGAACCTGTCTAATAAGATTTAGGTTTCCTCCTTGAACCAATGCTTCCAGGTCGGTGAAAAAAGACAGATCAGGAACTAGATAGGTAAAGATTTGCTCGTTACCACCTAGAGCAGCTGCTCTTTCCAAACGAGAACGAAAGAGAGCAGGATAGAGAGAGTAGAGATAATCTACTCCATAGTTGTCAACCGAGGTAAACTTTTCTGTCAGGACGGAAGAAAAGATGTTTTGGTTACCAGACAAGGCTGCTCCAATAAGAGCATTCTGCCAGTTCTCTTGCTCAAAGGTTAGTAGGTAAGTTAACATGCACTTGTCTTGATCACGAGCAGCAAAGAGCTGGGCTAGACCCTGATCTATGTATCTTTCACTACCAGGAAGAGCATACCATCTACTAGCAACCTGTAGGTATCTCTCTTCTCCACCTTCTTTCTCCACATCGAAACGTGATGCAAGTTCAGGATAGCTCTGGTCCAGGTTAAAATAATCTCCCGAGACGCCAATGTCAAACAAGGCTTGTCCTTTCCAAAACTTTCTATCGCAAGAATCAGAACAAGGAGTAGACGTAGTGGGGGCACAGCTTCCACAAAGTTGTCTGAGCGAGTTTAGTTGCCAGCAAGGAGTATACGAGGTCCAAGAAGGAGGACGCTGTAGAGACAAAGTTAGCATTTTAACAGAGAGTAAAGTCTTTCTTTGCCAGAATTTACTACAGGATGGATCTGCTCGTATATGTTAACCGAGGAAGGTTTGTTAGAAGAGTGAACATCATCAGCGAAGAAGGCTTTGGTGATTGGTACTATCTCTTACAAGAAAGAAGGGCTAATAGTGTGTTGGTTGACCTCTCTGGCACCATCCATGTAGTTAACAACCGGAAGGAAGTCTGTGAGAGTAGGAAACCTTATGGTAGTGAAGAGATAGAACTGGCAAACCTATCTGACGAAACCTACTTTGTTATCGAGGTTGTAGATGTGGAGAGATTGCAAGGAAAGCAGATTAGCTCTTTCCTACCTAGAATGTTTGAAGATGAGGAAGAGAGAAAGTGTTCTGGTTGGTAAACGGAAGTGCTGTTATTTATCCTATCTGTGATAAATAACATGAGTTGGGAGTCTTTGGTGAGAAGTTATTTTAAGGTCATGGATAGACCGGAGCGTGCATGCGATGTCTGTAAACGAGAACTCACTCACGATGAGGCGGCCTATTGCGGTGATTGTAATAAATTTTATTGTCATCCTGGAAATACAAACCGTAAATGTATGCCATTACAAAGTTCAAGCTTTGGACAAACGATTTATAGTTGTCCAACATGTACAGATATGTAAGTTCTCTTTATTAACGAGCGAATCGTTAATAAAGATTCTTGTTAGACAGGTTTTACAGGATGACGTTACCTGCACTAGTGCCATTAGTAGGAATGCCAGGGAAAGCGTTTTGGGGATTGTAGGGGTAGTTAATACCTCCCGTGCCTGAAAAGGTGTTGCCTAGACTATTCACGTTAACGTTTTGCAAACCTTGATCGTCGATAGGGGCAATGTCTTGCACTTGAGGGGAGATGATAATACCTGTAACTGCATCATAGTATACTCTAGGTTGACCACAGTTGTTAACTAGAGGACAGATCTCGCTCTGGATGCCAAAAGCATCGTAACAGAATCTATTTTGGTAAGGATTTTGCGGGCAAGTGGAAGAGATAGAATCCAAACCATTAACTAGTCCAATGGTGTTTGGGAAAGATATGGCCCCGTTCTGGTTAACCAAACCAGCGTTGGTTAAGTTACCGGTGAGTAGGCCATTATTTCTCTGTGCCCGAAAAGTAGACAGGTTGTTTGTTCCGAGAGAAGAATTATAATAAGTCATGTTTTATTGCATCTAAAAAGAATGATGTTGCATAATTCTGTGTGCAAAAATCACGAGATCCCGGATCTTTCTGGAGGCTGTTCTCCCACTCCACAAACCATCAAGGTTATAAATTCATCCGGAGGAATGCTAACTCTTTTACGATCATGTGGTGAAAATTATATTCCCTACTCCTTCTCTCCAGGTTCTCTTGATTACGTTCCTAGCACAACTAAAAACTCTCGTGAGAATGTAACCTATTATCTTTCTAACATTAACGGTAGAGACATGACCAGAGAGAGCTCTCCTTACAGCATGACCTTGTTTGATGCACACAATCTAGAAGTTTCTCCCAATCCTGATTATCAAGGAAGTAACCCTGATTATCAGCTAGAGATGTACCAAAACAACCGCAGGGTAGGTAGTTTGCATCGTCGTTCTTCTCCTCTCATCGTTTCAACCGTTCCCGGTGGTGTCATCGTTGTAAAGATTGTAGGTCAGGGCAACGGAAATGGTGGAGGACTAGTTCCTCCTGGTAATGGTAATGGCACTTATCCAGGCAATGGAGGTGGACTAGTTCCTCCCGGTGGTGGTAATGGCACTTATCCTGGTAATGGTGGAGGGCTAGTTCCTCCAGGTAATGGAGGAGGACAGATTCCTCCAGGTAACGGGGTTAGACCTGCTCCTCAACCTACCTTTCCTGTAGCAGGAGGACCTAGTGACCCTAACCCTCCTCCTTTGGCTCCCATTCCTGACCCTGAGGGGACTATAACTTTTGAACCGGACAGGGTTGCAGGTTTAGGTGGTGTAAACTCAGGCCTGGGTAATACAGGCTCTGGTTTGGGTATTGCGGGCTCTGGTCTGGGTGGTGTAAACTCAGGCCTGGGTAATACAGGCCCTGGTCTAGGAGGTGTTGGTCTTTACAACACAAACGCTTTGGCAGGAGATGTATCAACCTTGGGTGCTAGCATTAACAATCTTAACGTGGCTGCGGCAGAACTAAATGCGGCCGCTCGTAGTAGAAATACGATTTGGACCTGGATCGGAGTAGGAGTGGCTGCCATTTTCGTTCTTCTCCTGATCGGCTTTATCATCTACTTTCTTAACAAGAACAAGAAGAAAACTGCAACCACCACTGTCATTGAACCGGCAATGTAACTAAAATCATGGCTGAACTTCGTATCATTCCCACTTTTCACCTGCGAGGTATAGTTCCTGTGCAGATTCTTAAAAAGTATAAGGAAGGCAACTTTCCCTCCTTCCCAGAGAACAAGGTTAACGTTTCCGTAACCAACATTCGTGTTCTGCCTAAACTTTCTTCAGACAACTCTGAAGAAAATTTTATCTTTGTGGACAAGAGTGGGACCAAGAATGTCTACACTACTACCAACCATGCCTCTTTTCAAACCTGGAAGGATAGAAAGTGTGTCACACCCGAGGCTCCTTGTGCCTGGTGTAGACACCCTGTAGGAGAAAAGGCTCTTTTCATGCCCATCTCTATCATAGGAAACAATCTTTATCTAGGAGATGTTCCTACTTGCAATTACAACTGTTGTTACTCTGAACTCAAGAGAGAACTAGGTACTAGCTTTATCACTCGTGATCCTTTGTACCGAGACTCTGAACACATTCTAAAATATCTTTTCTATAGCGAGCATCCAGAAGACAAACTTGTAAGTGCTCCTGATTGGCGTCTTTTGGATATTAACGGAGGACCCTTGAGCTATGAAGAGTTTAGTAAAGGAGCCAGGTACGCACGAGGAATTAACATTATCGTTCCTGTAAAGGTTTGCTATTCCAAGAATTAATATTATTCCCAACTAGGAATAATATTATACCGCAGGGTTTGAAGCAGTCAAACCTCCAAGGATGTTCGAGGTGCTCAAACCTCCGAGGGTACCTGAAGTTGGAGCACTAGTTTCAGGGCTCTCTCCTGTAGAAGGAGCACTCCTAGAACGAAAGACACTTACAGCTGTGTAACCGAGGATGCCCAAGACTATGATTGCTCCTATGATAAGAAGTATGCCTGCCGTCCAAGAGAGAATGGCAGAGGTTTGTTCTGTCTTGGCAGCCAGGTTAGTATAGAGTGCTATCTTGGCCGTGTTGTTCATGGAGCAAGTAGCATTGGCTCCATTAACTCCTTCTACTCCTTGTAGAAACTGTATACCTTCTTCTCCAATCTGCCCTCCACTAGCGTATATTAGAATATTTTCTTGAACGTTGGTAGTGTTGGCTTGACAAGAAGAATTTAACACTTGAGAAATCTGGTTCTTTACTCTTTGCTCTATGTTTACTTCTTGCGTACTACTAGAACCGCCAAAGCTTAGCAAAGAGTTTTGGATGAGAGCACTTTGCTCTGCAATGGCAGTTAGGGTGCTAGTTGCGGCACTGTCTACACTTTGGTTTATGGTGCAAGCTGCGTTGGCAGGACAAAGCTGACTAAAACGAATTCCTCCGTCTACTTTGGTGTTGATTAGAATGACTTGCACTCCTCTAATGGCGTTAATACAGGTTGCTTTACACTCTGAAGATAGGTTTTGGTAGACGTCATTGTTAACCTCTTGGTTAAAACTGGCATAGAGACTAGTCTCATCTCCTCCTCCAAAGAACAAGGCTAAACCGGCACCAATACCTACTCCAGCTAACAAAGCAAAAGCCATACTTATTCTTTTGTAGGACGCAAAAGAAAGAAAGCTGTGAGAGAAAGAATTACAACTACCAAAATAACTCCTCCTAACAAAACCAGGATGCTAGTTAGATTGGAAGAAGAGCTTCTCTGTTCTGCCTGGGTTACGGTTTGGTTGTAAAGATTAATCTTAGAGGCATTATTCATAGAACAGACTGCACTAGCCTCTCCATTCTGTGAAAACTCTATATCTCCCGCAATCTCAGAGTTTACCGCATAAACTAGAACATTGTTTATCGACTGTCTGGTGGTAGCATTGCAAGAAGAAGTTAGAATTTGGGTTAGACTATTCCGTATACGGTTCTGAAAGTCGATGCTGGTCTCATCTGCAGTAGGAGAGTAAGAGAGAAAAGAATTGGCCACGTTGGAAGACTGCTCTATGGAGGAAGTTAGGATTCGTTCTGCGTTAACGTCTACCGATTGTGGAAGGGTACAGGCTGCGTAGGCCGAACAGATGTTGTTGAACCTAATGCCTCCTCTAACTTTAGTATCGATGATGATAATATCCACATTGCTAATGTCAGAGTCGCATCTTGCACGGCAAGAGGTAGACAGACTCTGATAGATTTCGTTGTTAATGTCTTGATTAAAGTTAGCGTACAGGTCGCTAGAATTATTGTTACCCATTAGTTTTTAAGCGAGCATTAAAGAGGAAAAGATAAAAAATATTATCAACTCTTTAAATGAGTTATTACAGGTCGCCAGCTGTTTCTCCTTCCGTAATCCCAAAGAACAGAGATTACTATCAGAGCGATGAGGAGGAAACTTACGTCTCCCCTGCTCGTCGTCTAGGTGTTTTCCAGCGTAGGACTACCCCTACCATCTATGATTACTCCAGAAGAGGTAACCTAAGAGACGAGTATGGTTACGATGAAGATGAAACCGAGGATGAAGATGAGGGAGAGTACACTCGTGGCACTCCTGTTGTTCGTTCTCCTCGTCTTTACCAACCTCCCCGTTACAGGTCTTATCCTCGTAATAACGGCTACTCTCCTCGTCGCATCGAGTTTTAATTTTATACCCAGTGGGTATAAAATTAACCAACCTTATCACGTGTCATCTAACCTTATCACGTGTCATCTAACCTTATCAGGTCTTTTTAATTAGAACAACGGCACCTAGAAGGAGAAGAGAGAGGAAGAGAACAAAGACCAAGGTGGTAACTCCAGCGATGAAGAAAGAGCTTTCATAGAAAGGTATATTGGCCTCTGCAGGTAGTACGCAGGCAAAGCCTGTCTGGTCAAACAAACAAACCTGATTAGAGAGAGAGCAACCTCCTTTACAATCGGGCGCGCAAAGACTAGTCTTGCAATAGTTATAAGGTATGGCTTGAACCGAATCTAGAGCATTAGTGTAGAGAGGTTCTAATGGTTCACCTCGAGCCCAACTTAGTTCCAAATCTATGATGGCGGGAAAGTTTTGTGCCTGTCCTCCAAAGTATGGTCTGACTGGTAAAGCGTAAAACTGGGAAACTAGCTCTAGTTTAGGGATGGTGCCAACCCTTCTACTTAGAACAGAGGAGACAGGATTGGAAGAAGAGTCGAGTAAAGTAAAAGGAACTCCGGCCAGAAAGATGGCAAAGTTTCTAATTCCTCCTCCTAGTACGGTGGTAAACACTTGTGCCGTAGCGGAAGGTACTAACACCGGAGTACCAGAGTAAACCTCGGTTCCTAGAAAGAAACTTCTATCTCTCAACCTTCCTCTAATAGTTATTCCTGTGTTGGTTATGGTGGCAACCTGAAAGGTTATAATGTTATTCCTAAGCACGTCACGTGGGTCAGAGAGAAAGATATACTCTCGTTCACCAATGTTGCCTAGGACAGCAAAGAAAGGCAACCTGCCTGTTCTGGCCTGTAAGAGAAATTCTTCCCTGCTAATAGGACCACGTAGATAATACTGTGCCATTTTAGATTTTAGCTAAAAGTTTTCTACACTAAATCTAAATGGAGGCCAACATCAAGAGGATCTGGGAGGCGCAAGAATACAAAGCACCAAAACATGTTTTGGCAGAGGTTGCTATTCTAGGTGAGGAGGGAGACGATTCTTGGATTAGAAGTAAGCTTTTAGTAATTCGTGATGACCAATCCATCTTTACCTTTATGGACTCGGATGGCAACGTGTACTATATCGCTTCTAGTAAATGCTATTTGGATGAAGGCAAGTATGTTTGTGTAGGACCTCTATATGTAGCACCTGGACCTACAGATAGTCAGAGGATACAGTATGCTCGCAAGGAGATACTGCCCGTAGTCTTTCCCAATTCTTCTGTATGAGTCCTCTCTAGAAAATGGTATTTTCGGTAGAAAATGGTATTTTCGGTAGAAAATGGTAATCTACAAAGTTTAGATTACCATTTATCAAAGAACATGAGCCCTCTGTTGATCATCTTTCTCGTGGGTTTGTTTGTAATAATAATATTAGCAGGTATAGTATTCTACATTACAAATAGGGTATTTTACTCTCCTCCTTCAGGAGGAGGCAACCCGGTTTGTGGGCCGGGAGGAGAGTGTGCGGAAGGAACTTTCTGCTCTGGTACTGGGTTTTGTATTCCTACGGGTTCTTGCTCTATCGATCCAGACTGTTTGAGTTCAGAGGGAGAGGTCTGTATTGGTAATGTGTGTGTTCCTCGAGAGTGCTCTTTGGATGCAGATTGTGGCCAAGCGGGCATCTGTGACAAGTTTATCGTCTGTCCTGATGGATCTAGACCTCCTTGTCAGACAGGTCTGTGTAAAACTAGGTGCTTTAACGATGGACAGTGCTCAGGCAGTTCTGCTTGTGTCAACGGTCTTTGCACCTTGAAGAGATGTCTAACTCAGAGCGATTGCAACTTTGATGAGGCTTGTGACACCCTTCGTCCCGTATCGGGCAGGTTGGGTGATCCTGCTTTGTTTGAGGCTCCAGGTAGCATTGGTGTTTGTGTTCCTGTACAAACACCTTGCTTTACCAACGCACAGTGTACTTTTTCAGGAACCTTTTGTTCCAGTGCCGGTGTTTGTGTTCAGTGCAACGATGATTCGCAGTGTTCAGGCAACACAACTTGCATTAATGGAGTTTGTCTACACCCAGACCAAGAAGGTTGCTCTGGTAACAATAGTAGAATCTCTCCTTGTACTGGAAGTACCTGTTCTTACTATCCTGTATGTTGTCCCAGCTCTTGCGGTTCTGTCTGTTCAGATAGTACAAGATGTCCCGCTTCCTGCCCCTACTGCGTCAATGGAAGATGTACCTGCAAGGAGACACCTCGGGTAGATAATAGTAAAAGATGTACCAATTATAACCAGTGTGGATCTAATGGTTCTTATTGCTTGAATGGGTTTTGTAGCTTTTACCCTGGAAGTTATGGCGATAGGTGCGTTGATAATCAGGATTGTGCCAGAGGATTAATGTGTAGAGCAGGACTGGCTAACAAACCAATTTGCGCTCCCTGATATAAATTAATAAAACTATAAAAGAATGGTGAATTCCGCGGTTTTATTAATTGTGATAGTAGTGATAGTTCTGGGCATCTTGCTCTCCTTTGGTTTATTTTTTCTACTAAGAAACTCTGATACAGAGCAAACTAGCAATGTTCTTATAGCCTCTCCTTCGACTACACCTCTGCCTTTTGCCTCTTGTCAAACTAGTTCTCAGTGCCTAACTTCACAGATCTGTTCTAATGGAAGGTGCACCAACGTGGTAGACAATGTGCAAAACAACCTAGCCTCTACCTTTAGTGCTCCTCAACCTGTACCTGTGGTGCCCGTAACAGGCATTACGGAACCTGTGGTGGAGGATAACATAGCACAAGAGATAGAAAACCTGGAAAGGTTAATGGAGAGACAGAATGGCGACCTCAGGTCTTTACAGACTACCCTAGAGAGACACATAGAAAGCAATCAGAGCAAACTCTCCAATCTAGAGAATACCATTATCAGCAAAGGAGTTCGTGACCTACCCCCTCCTCCTAGCACGAGGAGAAGTAACATTCGTGACCTACCCCCTCCTTCTTACGTACAGGATGATGAAGATTTTACAGAGACCCCTCCCATGCAAGAGGGAGGAAGTACCACGATACAGTCTGTTAACAACCTGCCCCTCAGAGGAAGCACCAGTTTGCCCACACAAGCTACCAGTTTGCCCACACAAACCACAACACAGTCTATTAACAATCTGCCCACGCAAGTTAATAACCTACCTAGAGGTACTGTGCAACAACCCACCTTTAATCTTCCCTTGAGGAGCACGTACATAGCACAACAAACTGCCACTTTGGCTCAGCAACCCGTCACAGGAATACAGACCAATGTCTTACCTCAGCAACAAACTACTTCTGTAAGACAACCCACACAGACCACTTCCTCGGTTCAGCAACAACCTATACAGGCCACTGCTCTACCCCAGCAACAACCTGTTGTCCTCTCTGGTGCAGTGGTTAATCCTACTCTTACTGCTCAGCCTGTTCCTATCACTGGACCTTCTACTGTGGTTCTTTCAGGAAATAATAACCTTCCCAGGTCTACCAATCTAGCCAATAGGAACCCGTACATTAACAGTGATGATCCCTTTGAGCAGTTTGCTCAACAAGACTTGCCTCCTCCTGTCATTCTACAAACTGGACCTGTCAGAGAAGAAAGGAAAAACTGTAGAAAGGATGCTTCTTGTCCTTTGGTTCCGGCAGAAGTTCCCAGATGCAAGAGGAATAAAGATAGGAAAGCTGTGGTCTGGCAACTCTAAATTAGTAATTATGTGTAATTACTAATTTGTATTTCTCGTTTCTTACTGTCGTTAGAAGGGAAGCCTAGGCTTCCCTTCTTACTGTCGTAGAACGGTATCTACGATACCGTTCTACTGGCACGAAATGCAAACCTCATCAGTGCAGACAACTTTAGTTTTGTTAAAGACGGGAGATTTGCTTTGCTTGTTTAGAGAGTTTACAAAACTCAGGATAAAGTGGCTAACGGTAATCTTGAGCGCTTCTACGGCAGGTTGTTGACGAATGTAGTAAACTAGGGTCTTTAGTCCACAGGCAAAGGCAAACTTTTGTGCCTTGATCAAGGTGCTAATCTTGGGATACTTAAAGTAGAGGTTGGTACTTTGTGACTGACAGACGTAGCGGGCTCGGTCAGCAGCAAGCTTGATAAAGAGGGGCTGGGGAATCTCCCACATGGTTTTGTATTTCTTCTGGATGTGAGCTAGTCTCTTCCAATCGCCGTTAAATTCGGGATAGAGTTCAGGATGAGAAGAGACAAACTTGTCTAGCTTGGAGACGGAACCTTCATCAGCCTGGATGAGTTGTACCGTGTTTAGGTTCCACAAACCAATCTTGGTTAGATCATCGATGAGGAAACGGTTAACCATAGGGTAGTTGCCAGACTGCAACTTACGGGAATAGATGTTGGTCTGGTGCGCCTCTACACTTTCACAGTTTCTAAGTACGATACTACTGGTGGCCGTGGGCATGAGAGCGATGAGAAGAGAGTTTCTCCAACCATACTTTATGGTACACCGGCGCAGGTCTTCAAAGGTGGGAAGAAGAACGTCTCCGTTGGGCAAAGTAATAGCTTCTTGTCCCCAAGAGGAAGGATGAAGGGGAAGATCATCTTCCTTCTTTCTATTGCAAGGGATGCCATTCTGCTTGAGGATGTCAAACTCTTCTGCCCAAAGGTCAAACTGGAACTTGCCTTCAGAGGCGGGACTGCCTGCAAAGCTGTCGTAAGGCTTGCTTTCTACTCCTTCCTTCATGCCTTCTTCGATAGAGATAGAGATGGACTGGGCTAGAGCGTTAAAGTAGATACAAGCAAAGATTTTCTTGTTGAGTTCCCTAACTACAGGATCTTCGAAAGGCAGATCAAGCTTGTGCAGCATCTCAGCAAAACCAGACACTCCAATACCCATGGGTCGGTGTTTCTTGTTGCTGCGAGTAATCTCTTCGAAGGGGAACCAGGCACGGTCGATGACAGCATTTAGGTTTTCACAGGCTCTTCTAGCAATACGAGAGAGAAGGTTATAGTTGAGTTCTCCATTCTCAACCATGTGGGAAAGAGAGATCTGGGCCAAGTTGCAGGCAGCAATCTCTTTAGAAGAACTATACTGAATGACTTCCAGGCATAGGTTTCCGTGACTAATGTAGCCTAGATTCTTCTGATTGCTCTTTTGGTTGGCTCCGTCACCGTTCAAGGTATACAGGCGACCTCCAGCCTGTTGGTTGGTACAGATGATATCTAGCAACTTGCGAGCAGAGATGGTCTTGCGAGGAACAGACTCATCCTTCTCTAGACGTTCATACTCTTTGGCAAACTTTACTCCCCAGATTTTGTTGAGAGACTTTGTCAGGGCAGGACAAAACAAAGACCACGGACCATCCTCTTCCACTCTCTTCCAAAAGAGCCAAGAGGTCCACACGGCCAAGTCAATGTCATGCGCTCTAGAGTACACATCGCCCGTAAGTTGGTTAAGCTCTACAAACTCTACAATGTCGATGTGATGAGGACGAGTATAGATGGTTGCTGCTCCCTTCCTTCTTCCTCCATTGTGTGCCAGACCAGCCTCAGTGGTAAAGTTGTGGTTCTTGTCCACCTCCAGATCATAGACAAAAGACGCTGTCTCCTCTTCGATGCCAAGAATGGGAACCAAGTAGCCTTGCTCCTTCTTAACATAAGCAGACTGGCCCACGTACATCTGTAGATACTTGCTCTCAAACAGATCAAGGTTACTCTTCAGGCCCTCATAGAGAGACAAGGCCTTCTTCTCTGGTAGAGAGTAGAAAGCAGAAGGAAAGTTCTTCATCATGTTGGGCGTGATGCGAATCATACCTCCTAGCTTGAAAGAAACAAAGTCGTCAGAGGTGAGCTCAACCGTGACACCCATCTTGCACAAGATCTTAACTGTATGCTCATGAGGAGGAAGGAGAATAGAGTTTCCCTCTAGTCGTCCCGAAGCAAAGGCAGAGCCATAGATGTATAGTTCTTCCTCAGAGTAATCTACATCCTTGGCTTGAGGAAGAGGATAGAAGAGATTATCACCCACAGACAGGTCTCTGGTAGGAGTGTAGATGAGATCGAGTTTGCTAGCAGGTAGAGAAGCACAAGGACGAAGAGAAAGCATGGGATGTTCTCCTAGTGCCTTGGCTGAACCAAGAGGAGTAGTAAGCTTATACATCTTCTCTTCTTCCTTGAGAGCATGAGGTAGAACCTTAACCACCTTGCAATAAGTACCATCACGGGTTAGCACTTCTTGTCCAGGGAGAATGTCCTCGATGTTAATCATGCCTGCAGAGGTCATAACCTTGGAACCGGGAGCAAAACACTGGTTAACATAGCGAATTACATAGTTGAACATGACAATCATGGAAACCAAACCTTGTGACATGCCTGCATGTTTGATGTTTGAGTGGCGAATTTCATGCACGTCTATGCCTAGACCTCCATTGTGCTTTGAGATCTGAGCAACCTTGTGCACTCCGGTTAGAGTAATGTCTTCCAGACTATCCTTAATCTTGAGAAGGAAGCAAGAAGAAGGTTGAGGTTTCTTACGACCAGCGTTAATGTTGGTTGGGGTAGCATGCAAGATATACTGAGAGCACAGATCATGGTAGGCCATCATAACCTTGGTTAGGTTAGGTTGGTACAGATAAGAGGCAACTCTAAGGTGCCAGAAGCGCGGACTTTCTTCATACCTCACACCATTAACCAAAACTTCAGATCTGGCCGTGTAAGTTTTGTACATGACATTGGCACTAACCCAATCATACATGAGATCGGTAAAGAGAGTGTCTTGTAGCAGTTTGTTAAGGGCATCCTTGTTCTGAAGAAAGAAGAAGAGGATCTTTTCATCATAGAAATCGGCAAAGGCCTCGCAGTAAGTCTCGATATCGGGAGGAGTTACATTCTTCTTACTTTCGATAAGCAAACGACCTGCCAACATAAGGTGGTCATAGTTTTCCACATCATGTCCTAGATTACGGGCCACGGTCTCATAGTCAAAGGAGGACAAGAGCTTCTCCACCTTCTCCTTGTTAACCTTGAGACCTTGACACAGGTGCATTTTAAGAGATTGTGGAACAATTTTTAAATTCTCAAAATCTCCTGGTAGGACTAGGGAAAATACACAAGACAGAAAAAAGAACTTTCTTTATGGTTTTGCGCGTTACGAATAGCTTTGTAGACGTCGTTAGTTTGAAAAGTCTTGCGTTTCAACCTTACTGTCGTTAGTTTTATCTGCACTGTAGATAAACCTTACTGACCCGTGATAAAAGGGCATATCTTATGGACGCCAACAACTTTATTTGGATAGAAGGAGAAGCTCAGAGGCTCTTTGCCCTGTACGGTTTGGACAAACAAGGCTGGATAATAAAGTATGGTGCAGGAAAGAGGATAGCTGGTTGTTGCAAGTATGGCAAAAAGCAGATTGTCCTCTCTCGTGAGTACGTGCAAAACGTGCCCAGAGAGTCTATCCTCAACACTCTGCTTCATGAGATAGCACATGCTCTAACCCCAGGTCATAAGCATGATGCCATCTGGAAAGCCAAGGCTTTGGAGATTGGTTGCACTGGAGAACGTTGCCACAACCACGTGTTTAGTGAGGCCAAGTACACCCTAACTTGTGTTTCCGGTTGCTTTTCTTCACCCAGACATAGAAAGTCCAACATGAATACCAAGATCTGTAAAACCTGCAAAGGTGCTATTTTGTTTCTGGAGAACAAGAGCACTCCAGTGAAGGCTGCTTCATCAGTGAAGGCTGCTTCATCAGTGAAGGCTGCTTCATCAGTGAAGGCTGCTTCATCAGTGAAGGCTGCTTCATCAGTGCAACAGAAACGTCCTGTTGCACCTCGTCTAGTAAGCGGTCTCTCCTCGCTAAAGATCTAAACTTTTTCCATGTCTTTGTTAAGGACCCAACCTTAACAAAGAAACATATAAACCTCCCTAAAATGCAAGTTCTAGAAGCTATTGCTAGCATGAACCCTCCTTACAAGATGCTAGTTAAGGGAGGAGCAGCATCTTACTGGTACATTGCTCTACTTACGGGAATAAAGATACCTCTGAAAGACATTGACCTAGTTCTTAATGGTTCCTCTCTTAGTAACATAGAGATAGCCCAGGACTTTACACATAGAATAAATCAACTGCTCCCAGACTACAAGTTTGTTCTTTTGTACAACGAGTACAATATTCCCGTAAAGTTGTCTAGTGAAGAGATAGATATAGACCTGTTTGTTAACGATGAACCCATCATCACGTCTATAAAGTTGCAAGGACTACCTTTGCCTAAGATTAGCACTCTCATACAGCGAGAAAGACAAGATATAGAAAATTATCGCTTCGAGGAGAACTACATGCGTGAGGAAGGAGACATGGAAATGGCAGACATGTTCAAACAAAAGCTAGACCGTAAAGTTTACAGGCTTGCCATTCTACTAAAGATAGGAGAAGAACTACGCACAAAAGACCCTGATCTGTACAGAAAGCTTTTCTAGATCTACGTCTGTAGAATATATTATCTCTCGAGAGATAATATATTTAGGTTAACCTTTGTTACAACGCAAGCCAATCGTTCTTGAGAGACGTGTTAACATGTTGGCGCTGTCTTCTTACCAAAGAACAATCTTAACATGTTGGTAATCTGGGCACCAATCGTTCTCAGAGATAATATTACTAAAAGTTTACAAGAGAGATGTTTGTAACTTGGCACCAATCGTTCTTGAGAATAGGTTTACAGAAGGGTAAGGTTGGTACCAATCTGTAAACACCTCTCTTGAGAACGATTGGTACCTAGGTGTAGTTAGTAGAGAACGATTGGTAGCAACCTTACCCTTCTAGTAAAGTTACTCTTGAGAACGATTGGTACCTAGGTGTAGTTAGTAGAGAACAAGGTACTCTAACTGTAAACTTTGTAAGATAAGATCTTCAGGATGTTAAACAAGGATAACCTTGTTTAACAGTTCTACGGTTAGTAAACGTTCTCAAGACTAACCCGTGAACACCTCTCTTGAGAACGTTTGGTACCTAGGTGTAGTTTAGTTAGTAGAGAACGATTGGTACCTAGGTGTAGTTTAGTTAGTAGAGAACGATTGGTACCAAATACACTAACCTGTGAAAATAAACGTGTCCAGAAATGTTAAACAAGGATATCCTTGTTTAATATCATGAGATCTTACCAAACGTTCTTGAGGGCAAGTTCACAGGTTAGTACCAAACGTTCTCGAGAATAGGGTTTGTTAGAAGTGTACAAGAAGAGAGAACCTTATGCTCTAACGGCGGTCAGCACCAATCGTTCTTGAGAGTAACTTTACTGGAAGGGTACAGTTAGAGAGCACAAGGTGTCCGTTGACAACACTTGGTACCAAACGTTCTCAAGAGGAGCACCAAACTTGCCATTCTGTAAACATTGTCCTCAAGAACGATTGGTACCAAGTGTCGTTAGGGAACACCTTGTGCTCTCTAACTGTACCCTTCTAGTAGGGTTACTCTTGAAAACGTTTGGTACTAACCTGTTAAGATTGCTCTTGAGAACGATTGGTACCTAGTTGTAGTTAGGTTGATACCAACCTTACCTTCTAACACCTCTCTTGAGAAAGATTGGTGCCTAGTTGTAGTTTAGTTAGTAGAGAAAGATTGGTACTAACTATACACTTTGCTAAGATTGCTCTTGAAAAGTTTAGCATCTAGGTGTGGTTAGCAAAGATTGGCGCCAAGTGTACTAATCTGTTAACATCTCTCTTGAGAACGGATAGGTACCAACCTTACCCTTTTAATAAAGTTACTCTCAAGAACGATTGGTACCTAGGTGTGGTTAGTTGGGAACGATTGGTACCTAGGTGTACTAACCTGTTAACATCTTTCTTGAGAAGTTTGGTACCTAGGTGTAGTTTAGTTGGGAACGATTGGTACCAAGGTGCACATTTATAAACGCCTCTCTTGAGAACGATTGGTACCAAGTGTAGAACTGTTAAACAAGATTATCCTTGTTTAATATCGTGAAGATTGCAAAGTGCACAGTTAGAGAGCGCCTTGTTCTCTCTAACTGTACCCTTCTAGTAAAGTTAGTCTTGAAAAGTTTAGTACCTATGTGTGGTTAGCAAAGAAAGATTGGTACCAAGTGTAGACTGTGAACTTGCCCTTGAGAACGTTTGGTACTAACTGTGCACTTTGCTAAGATTGCTCTCGAGAACGATTGGTATCTAGGTTACAAACCTGTAAACACCTCTCTTGAGAACGTTTGGTACTAAGTGTACCTTTCTAATAAAGTTACTCTCAATGGCGATTGGTGTAGTTTAGTTATTAGGGAACTATTAGTACCAAACCTGTTAAGAATGCTCTCAAGAACGACCGGTATCTAGTTGTAATTTAGTTAGTAGAGAACGTTTGGTACTAACCTGTTAACACCTCTCTTGAGAACGATTGGTACTAACTGTACACTTTGCTGAGATTGCTCTTACGAAGTTTGGTACCTAGGTGTAGTTTGGTTAGTAGAGAACGATTGGTACCAAGTGTCGTTAGAGAGCACAAGGTGCTCTCTAACTGTACCAACCTGTGAACTTGCTCTTGAAAACGGTTGTTACTAACCTTACCCTTCTAGTAAAGTTACTCTCAAGAACGATCGGTGCCAAATGTCGTTAGAGTACCTTGTGTTCTCTAACTGCACACTTTGCAAGATAAGAGCTTCACGATATTAAACAAGGATATCCTTGTTTAATAGTTCTAGACATGTTTATTTTTTACAGAGTGCCATCGTTCTCAAGAGAGATTTTAGTAAACTGTAAAGATTAGTGTGATCGTTCTCAGGGGCATCACCAACAAGTTGGCTTTCTCCGCTCAAAGAGTACCAACCGCCCAAAAGTAATTTTATTGTCGTTAGAGAGGTCTCCTTTTAGTAGAGAGCAATCTTAACAGAGTGTATAGTTAGAGAACGTTTTGTGCTCTCTAACGACACTTGGTACCAATCGTTCTCGAGAGTAAGTTCATAGGTTAGTACAGTTGGTACCAATCGTTCTCTACTAACTAAATTACATCTAGGTACTAATCGTTCTCGAGAGTAAGTTCACAGGTTAGTACAGTTGGTACCAATCGTTCTCAAGAGAGGTGTTAGAAGGGTAAGGTTGGTACCAAATAACTAAACTACAACTAGGTACCAATCGTTCTCAAGAGCAATCTTAGTAAAGTGTACACTTGGTGCCAATCTTTCTTTGCTAACCACACCTAGGTACTAAACTTTTCAAGAGCAATCTTAGTAAACGTTCTCAAGAGGAGTGTTTACAGGTTAGTACAGTTGGTACCAAACGTTCTCAAGAGTAAGTGTACTAACCTGTTAACTGTTAGAGAGTATAAGATGCTCTCTAACTACCGCTGGATTAGTATGCGCTGCATACTAATCTTACTGTACAAAACGTACCAATCGTCGTTAGAGAGCACAAGGTGTTCTCTAACTGTACCCTTCTAGTAAAGTTACTCTCAAGAACGATTGGTACCAAATACACTAACCTGTGAAATAAACATGTTTAGGACTGTTAAACAAGGATATCCTTGTTTAATATCATGAAGAATCTTACCAATCGTTCTTGAGAGTAACTTTACTAGAAGGGTAAGGTTAGTACCAAACGTTCTCGAGAGGAGTGTTTACAGGTTAGTACAGTTAGAGAACACCTTGTGCTCTCTAACGACACTTTGTACCAACCGTAGAACTGTTAAACAAGGTTATCCTTGTTTAACATCTTGAAGACCTTGTGTTCTCTAACGACATTTGGCACCAAACGTTCTCAAGAGGAGTGTTAACAGCCGGGATATACCAAATTTACCCTTCTGTTAACATTGTCCTCAAGAACGTTTGGCACCAAGTGTACTAACCTGTGAACTTGAGAACGTTTGGTACCAAGTGTCGTTAGAGAACACCTTGTGCTCTCTAACTGTACTAACCTGTGAACTTACTCTTGAGAACGTTTGGTACCAAGTGTTGTTAGATTAGTGTACACTGTATACTTCAGGTAAACTTTGTAAGATTCTTCATGATATTAAACAAGGATATCCTTGTTTAATATTTGGTCCCGGACACGTTTATTTTTACAGAGCGTACCCTTGGTACCAACCGTTCTCGAGGACAATGTTTACTAGAAGGACACAGTTAGGGAGCACCTTGTGCTCCCTAACGACACTTGGTACCAACCGTTCTCTACTAACTAAACCACACCAAGGTGTCAATCGTTCTAGAGAGTAACTTTATTAGAAAGGTAAGGTTAGAGAGCACAAGGTGCTCCCTAACGACACTTGGTACCAATCATCCTCGAGAAGAGTGTGCCAAATTTGTCCTTTTGTAAAGTTACTCTCAAGAACGTTTGCTACCAACCTGTCAGGCTTGAACTTTCTAATTTACAGACTAGCACGAAGAGGTTCGAGAGTTCTAATCTAACCGAAATACCTTTTTGGGTTCTTCATGTTTACTATGTAGCCCATGTGCAAAAGATAGTTTCTAGCATCTTCAATGGTCTCTGCTTCTGTCTTACCTACTCCTATAATCTTTTCTTTACCGGCAGGGTAACCACGGATAAAGTATCGTTCAAACACATCGTCATACTCGGGTGCAGAGTAGGTCCATTCTAGTTTATCATAGATATAGTAAAGAGGTTCATCTACATCTACTATTATAGAAAAGAGGGCAAAGTCTTCTTCAGAGACCAACTCTTCCTCTAATGCGGACAAGATGTTAAAATAGAGTTCTTCACCTAGTTCAGGTCGTAGCTTTTCTAGTCGTTGTAGATCTTCTTCTCGATAAGAATTAATCCGGTTAATTAGACTTTCTCGGTCTACTGCATTGTAGACCAAGGTGTTATCCATGCCTACAGAGTTTAGATACTGTCTAAGTAAGAAGGAGGTTTCTGTGTTTTTCAACAACCATTCGGTAATATAGGCTACATGGTTCAGGCCTAGTTGGTTAAGATGTACATAGAGAGCACCAATGAGGGCTTCAAAGGCATCAGCACAGATGTTATGGAAACTTCTACTCTCTTCGATGGTGTAGGTTCTAGTCCTCAGATACTTGCAAGCGCCTTTGTTTAGCATGATGTCTGTTAGAGTGCGGTTCCTAGTCATGTAACTCATAAGATTGGTTAAGAACTGGGGTGTGTTGGTTAGACCAAAGATACCGTAAAAGATGCCTGTCATGACGTCATAGAGGATGCGGTCACCATAGAATTCTAGGGTTTCAAAGTTGCAAGTACCATAGGTATTCTGGATAATCTTTTGTGTGTTTCTAGAAATCATGCTTCCTCCGCACTTGGGGATGAAAGCTAGCAGGATGAGATTATCATCCATGTCTGTGAAAGGATACTGGTTAAGACCAAAGCTTTCCCGTATATCCCTTATTATCTCTCTTTCCGATATGCGAGAGGTTTGCACCTTGAGGCTCATTTAAGAAGAAGGTTATAATCTCTGCGAATTACGTTAACCCCAGGTTAACGTAATTTCTAAAAGTTGTCCTAGACAAACCTGATGGCGTTGATGTTTCTAGTCTCGGCATTAGAACTAGTAACGTTAGTTGCCGTGGTATAGGTTATGGTAATATCGTAAGTTACGTTTCCTAAAATGGGAGAAGTGTCCACATAGGTGTTTGATAGGATGAAGCGTACGGTTCCTGCTGCGGTGCTAGATCTTTGTAAGGTTTGTATGTTGATGGGAGTGGTGTTTCTTCTCAGGACACAGGCAAAAGAGATGTTCCAATTTGCACCTACTATTGCTGCTATCTGTTCTGCATAGTCTATCTTTACTCTATCACCTACTGTAGTGGGAACAGAGATAGATTGTATAATGGTGGCAGTTCCCGCAGTGTTCAAAGCCAAGATTGCCTCGCTGCCTGAACTAACTAGAGAAGCAGAACTAAGAACTACCGAGCCAGTGGGTCCAGTTGCCCCTGTAGCTCCCGTTATACCTGCCCCAGTCACACCAGTAAGCCCAGTTACACCAGTCACACCAGTCATACCAGTGGCTCCAGTCACCCCTGTGGCTCCGGTTATACTAGCTCCAGTCACGCCAGTCTCTCCTTGTGCTCCAGTCATACCTGTGGCTCCAGTCACCCCTGTGTTGCCTTGCCCACCTGTCGCACCCGTCTCTCCACTTTCTCCAGTCACCCCTGTGTTGCCTTGTGCTCCAGTCACCCCTGTTACTCCTGTCTCTCCTTGTACGCCTGTATTGCCAGTTATACTAGCTCCAGTTACACCCGTCTCTCCTTGTTCTCCAGTCACACCAGTCACACCTTGCCCACCTGTCGCACCCGTCTCTCCACTTTCTCCAGTCACCCCTGTGTTTCCTTGACTGCCTGTGTTTCCACTTGCTCCAGTCACACCTGTCACACCGGTTGCACCCACATCACCAGTCACGCCTGTAACTCCTGTGTTGCCTTGTGCACCGGTTACACCATTCTCTCCAGTTACTCCAGTGTTTCCTTGTGCCCCTGTTACACCCACACCTGTTACACCAGTGTTACCTTGATTACCTGTTACACCAGTGTTACCAACTTGTCCAGTCGCACCCACACCTGTAACTCCAGTGTTGCCTTGTACACCCGTTACACCAGTGTTACCAACTGCACCTGTCTCTCCTTGTGCCCCTGTTACACCCACACCTGTAGCACCTGTTTCTCCTTGACTACCTGTCACACCAGTGTTACCAACTTGTCCAGTCGCACCTGTAGCACCGGTTATACCCACACCTGTTACACCTGTTTCTCCTTGACTACCTGTCACACCAGTGTTACCAACTGCACCTTGTGCTCCTGTGGCTCCAGTTATGCCAACTCCAGTCACGCCAGTCTCTCCTTGTGCCCCTGTGTTGCCGGTAACTCCTTGCTCTCCAGTTGCCCCTGTGGCTCCAACTACACTAGCCCCAGTTACTCCCGTGTTACCAATTGCACCTGTCTCTCCTTGCTCTCCAGTCACACCTTGTGCTCCTGTGTTACCAGTTATACTTATTCCTGTTACACCAGTCTCTCCTTGGGCTCCAGTCACACCTTGTGCACCTATGGCTCCTTGTTCTCCTGTGGCTCCAGTTATACTAGCCCCAGTTACTCCCGTGTTACCAATCGCACCGGTAACTCCTTGTTCTCCAGTCACACCTTGTGCTCCGGTGTTGCCAGATATACTTGTTCCTGTGGCTCCGGTTACACCTCGCTCACCGGTAACTCCTCGTTCTCCTGTGGCTCCTGTGTTACCGGTGGCCCCAGTTATACCCACACCTGTTGCCCCAGTAGCGCCTTGTCTTGTACCTCCTGAAACTATCAGAGGACAAAAATTTGGAGTCACGTAGATATCAACGTCCATTTCACAAAGAGAGGATAATAATAATCATGCTTAAGATTACAAGAGAATACATGGTCGTTAGATAACTAACACGGGAGAATTAATAGTTATCTAATCGTTAGATAACTATTATAAGGGTTTTTACTTACTTGGCACCACCCATCTTCAGACCCAGAGGGGGTAGATTACCGAGAGGAGCTAGAGACTTAATATTCAAACCTCCAAGCTTGACAGCAGAGTTGGTCCTAACTGGTTTAGTCTCTTGAATCTCTTCTTCCTCCTCTTGCACTTCCTCTTCTTCCGTAACTTCCTCAACCTCTTGCTTCTTTACAAACTTTACTGGCTTGCTAATAAAACTCTTTACAGGAGTTACCTTGGTGGTAGTCAAAGATCCTCCGCCTTCAGGCTTGGAGAGAGACTTGGGCATGCGAGAAAGGATAGGTTGTTTAACCTTGGTTCCCTCCTCACGCAACTTGCGAATCCTAGGTTTGTTGTAGCAAGTCTTGCAATACTCTTCTCCTTCCAGAACGGGTTTACCACAGGGAACTCCAGGGTTGTGGCCCTTTTCAGGTGTGTAGATGCAACCTCCTTCACGAGCAACCTTTACGGGACGAGCAGGAAGAGAACTAGTCTTGACACTAGGAGGAGGAATCTGTAGGGCTTCAAGCAATTCTTCTAGGGTTACGTCTACATCCTTACTCTTGAGATGTTCCACGATGGACGTGAGAACAGTGTTAATAACTAGGGTGTTGAAAGAGTTTTGGAAGGCTTCGAGGCTAGACATGTTGCTTTAAAACTATTTTAAGCTGTTTATGAACTTGAGTCAATATAGCTGGGACCAAGATGGAGGCTCCTGATAACAGCAAGAGCAAGGAGGTGGTGCTTCTTCCTCATCAGATAGAAAACTATGACAGAGTTGTGGCCATTGCGCACAAAAGCCATGTTATCTTGGACAGTTCAGACAGAGGCAGAGGAAAGTCCTTTACTGCTTTGAAGATGGCCCAGGACTTTGGTTTGTCCTTGTGTGTGGTTTGTCCTGTGGCGGTCATAGATAACTGGAAGAAATACATTAAAGAGTATGGACTGGAGGAAGTGGCTGTTATTAGTTATCCTTCTTTGCGAGGAGCCAGAGGAAAGACCAAGCACCCTCTTCTTGCTATCAGAGAAGGAGAGTATTATGCAACCGAAGACTTTAGAGCAGAGGTGGAAAAAGGCATGTTGCTAGTGTTTGATGAGGTGCACAACCTCATGAATGAGACCTCACAAAACAAAGCCGCTCATTGCCTGACAAAGACTATCATGCAAGAAAACTCATGTTCTCGCGTCTTGTGTCTGTCTGCAACTCCTTGCTGTAGACAGAGGCATTGCTTTCCTCTCATGAAGATTATGGGCTTTTGTAACTCTTCTTCCCTGTACTACTATGATAATGTGGCTAGGATGTATGTGGTGGAAGGTTATGGTTACCAGGAGCTGATTGAGAAGGCACGCAAGATCAACCCTGCCTTGGCACTAGAGATATACTCTTCTGTAACCCTAAGTAATAGAACCTCTTCCGAGTTGTGTTATCGCCTTTTCACAGAGATATTTCTACCAGGCATTAGAACTAGTATGCCACCCAATACAGACATTGTGGTGGACGCCAAGCTAGGTCTGTACAACTTTCATCCCAATGATGTGGACCAGTTGAGGCGTGCTTATAGTGCCATCTTTGCTTCGGTAGACGCTGATGGTGTTTTGCGTGCCAACATTAGCAAACCTTGTAAGATGATTGGTATGGCTTGTGTAGGCACTATTTCTAGACTAACAGAACAAGACATTGCCTTGGGTAGAAAGGTGGTTATCTTTGCAGAGTACCATGATGTCATAGAAGCACTCAAGCTTAGCTTGGCTCACCACAACCCTCTAGTTCTCTCTGGTAAGACAGCACAGAAGCAAAGAACGCACATTGTCTCTCTCTTTAACCAAACCAACATGGACTATCCTGTCATCATCTGCCATCCTAGAGTAGGAGGAGTAGGCATTGAACTTGATGACAAAGATGGGCGCTTCCCTCGCAAGACATACCTCATCCCCAGCTACTATTTCATAGATAGCATTCAAGCGGCAGGTAGAACTTCCAGAGCCAACACAAAGTCCACTCCCATAGTTAGGATTATAGAGTGCAACCAGTTCTCTGAAAATACAAAGATACTCTCCTCCATCATACAAAAGAGTATTATAGTTAAGACTATAGTTGGCACCAGCAGCATAGTTCTTCCCTCTGATTACCCCAGGATTAATGAGGAGGATGACAACTAAACTTCCTTTTCCCTCTTAATTATACTTGTGTACAAAGACAAGTATAATTATACTTGCATTCAAGTACCCTGGCTTGAGCATTCCGGCTATATCTATCTTGTAAGATAGATATAACTCTAACTTAACCTACAATCTCTTCCAGTATCCTCTTAACTTCTCTGTAGTAATCTTCCGAGAAGAGCATGTAATTAGAGTGTATGATGGACTTTGGCGTCTGGTGACTAAAGATAATATCTAGTCTGAGGTCATCAAAGACAGGTCTAGTGCCATGAGGATAGAGGTCAGTGATAACAATGCGATCGACAAAGGAGGCCAGGTTAGAGTAAAAGATCATCTCTGTATTATTAACCTTGAGGGCTTTGTTACCAGAGTGGGCAACTTCACCTGATGAGTGTAGAACGATAATCTTCTCAGGAAAGTCTTGTTGGTTCTTTTCTGCTATGCGTAGAATGTTAACAGAAGAAGAGGCAGTTTGGATATCTCCCATCAGAGTTCTCTCTCGTGTATCAGAGATAACTCTAGAGGTTCTGGGAGAATTTACACGAAGCATTTAAGGGGGAGTAGATTTTCTTTTTAACGAGACCTAAAAATGCCTTCTTGTTAAAAGTTTATTATTTTTTTCGGATGAGGTTAAAAGATGTCTTACCAAAAGCAGCTGAAGAAAATGGTAAAGCAGGTTTGTAAGGAGATTGACGAGAAGGATCTTTGGAGTGTGTATTCACGTGAGGGCTACAAAGAGATAACCAAGAGAATCAAGCCTTGCGATCTGATGGAAGGACCTTACCTTTCTTATCTTCCTGCTTGTCACACATCTAGAGATAAGAAGCTTTATCTGGAAGAACCCTTCTCTTCCGGCAAGCACGTGCGTCTGCTTCAGGTTAAGGGAGAACCTTTGGTAGTAAAGTGGTACCAATCAGGAGAACGAAACACCTCTTACGAGATCGAGGTCTACCTGAAACTAAAATCTCTAGGTTGTCCTCTACCTTACTTTTCTTGCAGTTATGAGTTTTGGGGACATCCCGTTCTAGTCATGGAGAAACTAGAGAAACTAGGTAAGAAGGAAGACGTGTACAAACTAGGTAGACAGGTTCTAGAGCAGCTACGCTATCTGCATTCTTTTGCTATCCACTGTGACATCAAGCCTGATAATATCATGAAGAAGAGTTCGGGAGAGTATTACCTCATCGACTATGGAGGCGTTTCACGAGAGAAGCTAGAGTATGGTTATCGCAGATGGATCTGGAGCAAGTATTGGACCTCACAAGAGCCACACAAGAAGAAGCAGATTGCTACCGCTCGTCACGATTTCAAGGAGCTAGGCTATACCATGAACTATCTCAAGAACCGTGGTGACATCAACTACCGAAAAGATTTCAAGGGACGACTAAAGACCTACATGGACCGAGTTAAGAAGATTGACAAGACCAGAATCAGAAGTCGCGACTATGAAGACCTTGTCAAGATCCTCTCTTAAAATATTATATCCTGCTTGACAAGACAGAGTGCTGTCTCTCAGGGATATAATATTTCTATACCTGTTAAAATGGCAAGGAGTCTCTATTCTACGGTGTTACATAATTATAGTTATAGTGAGTTGAAAGATTTGTGTTTTGCACCTGGAAGCACCTTTGGTAGCGCGTTCGATTGCCAGTGGGGCGTATGGCGTGACAAGGCCGTGGTAGACTTTGGTGTCAGTCCAGAGTTCTTTGATCTAGTTAGAAGCTTTGGGATTAGGGTCGCTGGTGATTTCAGCAACGCTTCTAACTCTGTTAGAACCCTAAGTGGTCCTCAACGCTACCTGCAGATAGCTAGCTATGTTAAATTAACTCCTCTCTCTGGAGTAAGGGTATACGATGATGAAACAATAGAAGGAGTGTATGAGGCCTTGACCGGTTTTGCAAAGGCCATTTCTCAAAGAGATTTGCAAATGTTGCTCTGGTTTAACAGTCGCATCAAACCAGAACAGGAAGAAGAAATAAAAAGTTGGATGGGTCAAGACTATAAGAATACTAGTCAGATAATTCAAAGACTGGCAAAAGAATGGACTAGAGCGCCTGAACAACTCACGCGTCCCTCTTTGTACGATCGTTACTATCTACAAAGAGTCTTGCTTACAGGAAGAATAGACTTGCTAGACCAAATCATCCATAACTACTTTGTTCTACCAGAAGGGTTTAGCATCGAGAAAGACATTGCTAGATACTATCGTTACGGAGATAATCCTCTGGACGAACCTTTTCCTATTTACGAATTACCTTTACAAACTACAGAGGATGAAGATGCAAAGGAAATTGTGTCTTTTGCCTTGCTCAGCTCTGATGTACGCATTGTAGATTTCTTTCGTTCTATCTTTCGAGATCGAGATCTGAGAGACATAACTAAAAACCTTCAGAGACCAGAACAAGTCTTGTTTCATGGAAAACCGGAAGAAGCTTACCAGATAGGTCTTAGGTTCATGCAGAAAGACAGCAAAGCTTACTTGTACAGTTACATGGTAGAACTTTTATTACAAACCAAAGATGAAGAGAGTTATGCTTTTATCCTAGATGAGAAGGCTGGAGATATACCTTATATTACTTGTCTACTTCCTCATGTCATCGATGAATTAAAATCTTCCAATAGTCCTTTACAAGAGTTTACATACATTTCTAATCCTATACTGTACCCTGTTTCTCATGCTCTCTTACAGGAGGCCTTGCAATAAATATTATATCCTGTATGGGATATAATATTTCTACTCTCTACGAGTCTTGTTCTCTGATGAGTTTCACAGAAAGAGGATAGTCTTTACCGTGCTTAGACTCCCAAGAGGGTAAAATAAATTCTAGCATCGATGGAGGGAGAAGAGGAAGAATGGCTGTAAGGAAAGTTATATCACCCAAAACGTTATCGGGGATAAGGCCTGCACTCCTTGCTGCAAAGGGTAGATAAAGTTTAGATCACGTTCCTTGTCTCTGGCTTGTGCTTCAGGTCTAAACCTTTGAGTTATAGTGTATGCATCTTCAGGATTGCCCTTGAGCAAAAAGTCATAGCCAAACTTTTCAGCCGCAGCCCATGTGTAAAGGTCCTTATCACCAAAGATAGTCATGAAGAGACTACTAAACGTACGTCTCCACTATGCAGAGACATTACAAAGAAATCTTTTGCATCTTCGTCAGAAACGTCATACAAGGGAAGGTCCAGTTTTGGAAAAGGCAACCAGAAGCGAGGTCTGGGTATGTCTGAGAGGCGAAAGTTTTCCGGTAGTTCAAAGATCTGACGCAAAGCTTCATCGATACCCACATCTCGTACAAGCTCCTTGTATAGAGCCATGATATCCGAAGTAGGTGCAAAAAGGTCCATTGGAAAAAAGATAGACTGCACCTTTGCTCTTTCGATGTACTCATTGTCTCTTCTCTGTTGGCTAGCACGTTGGGCGAAAAACATCATGGCTTGAGCATCCTTTCTTTCCTTGGCTACCCTGATACCTTTGATAGATTCACAGACTCCTTCTATCTGTCCTCCAGGCAAGACTCTTACGGCAGAGAGTGGAGATAACTAGCAATCTGCAAGTATCTCTGAGAACCAGACAAGGTTCTAATTCCATTAGAAGCAAAGCTTCTAACCAAATCAAAGAACTCTGGACTGACACCAAAGTCTGCTACCGCCTTGTCACGCCACAGACCCCACTCACAGTCAAAAACAAGTTTGTTCTCTGCACTGGAACAAAGATCTTTGGTTTGCTCATAAGTGTAGTTGTGGAGAATGGTAAAGGGTTAGTGGCTGCCTAGTAGTCATAGTTTGTATAGAGGGAAAAAGAATATGGTCTTTGGTAGATCCTTAGACATTATATCTCACGTTCACGAGATATAATGGATGTGTTGTGTGCTATTTAACTAGGTCTTCACTTACGAGACAGAAGCACTCTGTCTCTTGGGGATATAATATTTCTGCATCTACTAAAATGGCGAGGAGTCTCTATTCTACCGTGTTACATAATTACACCTATGAAGAAATTAAAGACCTATGCTTTACACCTGGAAGCACCTTTGGTAGCGCGTTCGATTGCCAGTGGGGCGTATGGCGTGACAAGGCCGTGGTAGACTTTAATATTAGTCCACAGTTCTTTGATTTAGTTGGAAGCTTTGCTTCTAATGGAATTAGAACCCTAAGTGGTCCACAAAGATATCTACAGATCGCAACCTATATAGAACTAAACATCTATTCTATAGCCAGGGTAGACAAAGATTCTTTGGTAGAAGGAGTTTACGAACCAGAGGCCGGTATACAAGAAGCATGGGGCAGAGAGGAACCAGAGGCCATGATTTGGTTTGCCCAACACTTGGGTCCGGAGAAAGTAAGAGAAGTGGAAAAACTAATTTCCGACCGCAGGATATGGAAAAGAGACCATCCCAAAGTTTATTTTTCGGATGAAGATGATCTAGATTATCTATCTTTGGTGGTGGAAAGTGGGAATCTAGACATCCTGGACCAAATCATACATCGCTACTTTATCTTACCTGATGGGTTTAGCATAGAGAAAGATATACCTAGAATACCTTTCTGGGAGATGTATGATGAGGATGGTAACGATCGCACTCTTCTTAATCTACCTCTACAAGAAATACCAACAGATGATTTTGTGCAAACCGTTATCCACTCTGGCGACGTACGCATAGTAGATTTCTTTCGTTCTATATTTGGTGATGATGTCTTTGTAGAGAACATTGCAGAAAGGCATCTCTCGGCCTATGGTTCCGAACGTCATAGAAAACCAGAGGAAGCCTACACAATCGACCTTCGATTTTTAGAAAGGGTAATTACCAAAAACCCCTTTGTAAACTATGGTTACAGTATAGAAACTCTTTTACATTCTGCCAACTACGGTACGAAAGAACAATCTAGCAACATAGAAGAGAATATGGGCAATATACCTTACCTTATGGCTTTGTTTTCTTCTTTGCCTTACGATAAAGAATTAGTCATTGATCTTGTGGAGGACGAACGTTTCCGAAAAGACTACCCACTTTCTGTTTCCCTGTTGGAACGGTACATATAATATTATATCCTGAAAACGGGACATAATATTTCTACACTTGATAAAATGGCAAAGAGTCTTGTTCAAAGCGTACTCAAAGGTTACACCTACGAAAGAATAAGAGATCTTTGTTTCTCTTCCGAGAGCGATCTTAGTAACGCCCTCGATTGCGACTGGGGAGTGTGGAGAGACAAAGCGGTAGCAGACTTTGGTGTCAGTCCACAGTTCTTTGACCTAGTCAAGACTTTGTACGGATTTCAGAGGTATCTACAGATTGCCACTTATGTAGAGTTATCCCCTCTCTCTGGTGTGCGAATTTACAAAGATACGGGAGTTATCGAAGGTGTCTATGAGGCCTATGCTGGTTACCAAGAGGCCAAAGCTAGAAAAGACCCGGAAATGCTACTTTGGTTTGCAAATCGTATCAAGCCTGAACAACAAGAAAATTTTACAGAAGGTGATGCTGTGAGAACTGCCCGGAAAACTATAAACAAGTGGCGAAAGAAGAGAGCTGAACAAGGAGTAAAAGAACTTGGCGGTTACGAATACCTAACCTGGGTAGTAAAACATGGAAAACTAGACTCTTTGGACCAAGTTATTCACGATTACTTTACCTTACCAGAAGGGTTTAGCATAGCTAGAGATATACCCTTTGTGCCCTTTTGGGAGATTCACGATAAACAGAGTGCTCTTTTTAATCTTCCTTTGCAAGACTACCCTGAGGAAGAGATGGTATATTTAGCTGATGCAGTTTTAGCCTGTGGAGACACACGCATTGTAGACTTTTTTCGTTCTATTCTCAGAGATAGGTTACATGACAAGATAGAGAAAAGCTATGGAAATGCAAAGAAGAGTTTAACTCTTCATCACAAGCCTGAACAAACTTACGGCATCGAGGTACGCTTTTTCGACCCTACAAAAACATTTAACGATTATGCTTACATGGCCGAGATCGTAATAAACCTTGTACTAGCAAACGATGATGATTCGGACAGCCATGATTTGGGTAATCCTTACTGGTTGCTAGAAAGTCAAGGAGATATAACTTATCTTACTGCCATGATTTCCCTCTTTCCTAAAGAAGTTATAGCAGATGCACTTGGTGAATGCGATCCGGTACTGTACCCTCTGAGCAGCTTTATTTTGGAAAGTTACAGTTAAAATATTATATCCCCGTAAGGAACAGAAGCACTCTGCCCCACAAGAGGGATATAATATTTCTACACCTGCTAAAATGGCGAGAAGTCTCTATTCTACCGTTCTCAAAACCTACGATTACATCAAGCTGAAAGATTTGTGTTTTGCGCCTGGAAGCACCTTTGGTAATGCTTTCGATTGCGAATGGAAGGTATGGAGAGACAAGGCCAAGGCCGACTTTGGCATCTCAGAAGAGTTCTTTGATTTAGTTAGAACCCTAAGTGGCCCACAACGCTATCTACAGATCTCCACTTATATTAAACTCTCTCCCTTGTCTGGAGTACGAGTCTATGAGAATGGAACAATAGAAGGTGTCTATGAAGCTTGGAAAGGTTACAGGGAAGCTAGACTTAGAAAAGATCCAGAAATGGTACTTTGGTTTGCTGAGCGTATCAAGCCTGAACAACAGACTGGTCCTAGAAAAAACATCTTACAAAAGGCTCAGGCACTTGTAGATACATTCTCAACCAAGGAGGAAAAAGTATTTTACTTTGACTATGATAAACTAGCCTGGCTCGTCAAACATGGAAAGATAAGGGAACTAGACCAGATCATCCACGATTACTTTACTTTACCAAAAGGTTTTAGTATTGAGAGGGACGTACCTTATGTTCCTTTTTGGAAGATTACGGACAAGTACAGTGCTTTACTTGACTTACCTTTACAAGACTATCCTGAAGAGGAGATGGAAAATTTAGTTAATGCCATTTCCTCCAGTGGAGATGTAAGGATTGTAGATTTCTTTCGTTCCATCTTTCGAGACAGACTAGATCTACTTGAGGAAAATTATTTCTCTGCTTGGAGAAGTCTTATTTTACATGGTAAGCCTGAAGAAACTTACGGCATCGAGGTACGCTTTTTTAATCCAGAGAGGGAATACGCAGAATACGAGTACATGGCCGAGAATGTACTAGGTTTAGTCATACCTAACAAGGTAGAATTAAAAAGCTATTTTCTTACTTCCGCTTTGGGAGATATAACTTATCTTACGGCCGTACTTCCTTTCTTTCCCAAAGAGGTTATAGAACAGGCTCTATCCGGGCTTGATGGAGTCCTCTACCCTCTAAGTAAAACTCTGCTAGAAAGCTATATCTAAAATATTATAACCTGGCTATTTTATATTACCCACTGGGTAATATAAAATCTTTAGAAAGACTATTCCTGAGGTGTCTCTGTAGGATAGAATTCTACCCAGTGAAGCTCAGTACCTTTGAGATCAAGTCTGTCTCTCTTTTCTAGTTTGAGTTTCAGAGATCGACTTACCACTTCCAGACAATCCAAGACAGACTGCGCCTTACCACGAGAACACATGGAACGTTCCTTTGCAAAAGCATAGACTAGCTTTCCATGTTCATACTCTACCAGAATAGTATGCTCTTCTACAAAGTAGACCAAAGGTTCTTCATCGTGCACAAGACGCATACCTACGTTAAAACAGGCACAAGAGACCAACCTGCGCACATGTTCCTTGAGCTTTCTCTGAAACTCTCTACACATTAGATATTCAGCCAAGGCCACTGAAGGCCTAATGCTGATGTTCTGTTGAGGAACGTTCTCCAGATAATTTATAAGCTCATCCATGATTAAGGCCGCTTAACACAGGTCACTAAATATTTATATCTTAAGATATAAATATTTTACACTGCCTCCAGCAGATTGGACATGGCTCTTTCCTGTAGATGTTTAGTTATTAAACTTCCAGTTAGAGGATAGAGAACCTCATCATGGCCTTCACCCATAAACTCTTCCAAGAGTTTTGTGGAGAGAAAAGGTAACAAGGTCATGAGAAAGGCAATGTCACCTTCGGTCGGAACTAGTTCCGACCTTCGGTTATTCTCTAGCCAGTAAGATGGGTGACTATTGGTCACCCATCTAACGACAGTAATACTTTTCTTTCTTACCTAGAACTAATTCCACCATGTAGTCTGCATAGGTGTTGTTAAACCGCCTCTATCTGATAAGCCTCTTCCGGTTTGCCGCGTAGATAAAGACTTTTGCGTGCGTCCAAGTTTATCATGTGAATATAATCTTGTATCTCCTTCTCTCCATAGATACAGTCTACAATGCGCAAATCAGCAGAAGAGAGCATGGACTCAACCAAAACAATAAACTCTTCTGCGGTACAGGTTTGCAAGAGGACGTCATCGTTTTGCACTGTGTCTCCTCTCTGCACACTAAACCCCTCTGGTAATTTAAAATAGTAGGGAAGGATACGGTCTAGAATATCTATTCTACTATGCCTAAGCACCAGAGAAAGATAAGGATAATCATAGACTGGGCTGGGATAGATTAGTTCTCTATCTAGGAGAGACCAGTTATCTATGGTTATCTGTACATCTTCCTCAAGACTAGAGTAATCTGGATCAAAGACTTGCTTTGCCTGTTCGGGTGTTATAAGACTAGCAAAGAAAGAGAGGGTCTTTTCATCTCTTCTCTTGTCTACCTCTACATAACCAGTGCAAGGTTCATAGACGCCTTCTATCTCTCCTTCATGTATCTCGGCTACAGAGAGTGGAGATAGCTTTACATAAGATGCAATCTGGAGGTAGCGTTGAGGACCACTTAAAGTTCCAGCGTTGTTGAAATCGCCAGCGATCCTAATTCCATTAGAAGTACCAAGGCTTCTAACTAGATCAAAGAACTCTTCCGAGATGTTAAAATCTGCTTTAGCCTTGTCTCTCCAGATGCTCCAGTCTCGATCAAAGATAAGAGCAAAGTTCCTTGAGTCTCTTATAACTAAAACTCTTGAGTACGATTAGATACAGGCTCGGAACCATTTGCTATCAAGGCACCTCTGTAAATATTATATTCTCGGGAATATAATATTTTTACACGTGATAGACAAGAGATTGCCTTGTCTTGTCCTGAGCATACTCTTCTATTAGAGAACGGGAAAGAGTGAGAAACTCTGGCCGTGTCTCGAGATAGGAGAAATACTTAGGTTCGGTATAAGGTAAGACAGCCTGAAGAAAAGTTATATCTCCCTTTCTACGATTTATAATTGCTGTGTAGTAATGGTAGGTTGCTTGACTTTGAGAAAAGTAGAGAAAGAGTTCTGCCATATGCTCAAGAGTAAAAACATTGGTCTTGGGACCAAAGAAGCGCAAGGCTATACCATAGGTTTCTTCTGGTTTTCCATGTCTAAGTAGACCATTTTTGGTTGAAGTAGATTTGGTAAAACCTTCCAGATTGCGATCACGAAAGATGGAACGAAAGAAATCTACGATGCGAGTGTTGGAACTTTGCATGGAAGCTTGTATAATCTTTCGCGCTTCTTTATCTTCTATGTGAGGTTGTAAGGGAAGATCTTCAAGTTGCTGAGACGAAATCTGCCAGAAAGGAATGTAAGGTATATTTCTCTCGATGCTAAACCCTTCTGGTAGAGTAAAGTAACCATGGATGATCTCATCAAGAATGTCTATTCTGCCCTCTTCAATGATCTTGCGTAAGTATTTGCTTCTCTCTCTTCCAGGGTCGCTTAGAAACTCTTCCTCCTTCCTCTCCTCCTCTTGCCATTTCTCTCTCCGGAGCTCTATTTCTTCCAGCATTTCCTTTTTCGAGAAACCTGACATAATGGACAAATATCTTTTCTGCTCTTCCCCAACACGTTGATAAAACCAAAGCATCATGTCTGCATCTCTCCTTTCCTTTGACTCTAGGTAACCGGTGTAGGCTTCATAGACGCCTTCTATTACTCCCGTGTCTTGGTATACTCGTACACCAGAGAGTGGAGTTAGTTTAACATAACTAGCTATTTGCAGGTAACGTTGAGGTCCAGACAGGGTTCTGATAAGATCAAAGAACTCTGGACTAACACCAAAGTCTGCTACCGCTTTGTCACGCCACACTTCCCAATCACAGTCGAAAGAATTACCAAAGTTACTTCCGGGAGCAAAGCAGAGTTCTTTCAGATCATCATAGGTATAGTTCTTGAGCACAGTAGAATACAAACTCTGGGCCATTTTATTATATCCCGAAGGATATAATAAAAAGTTTTTAGGATAGAGCTTGCTCCAGCAAGTGGATAGAGAGGGCATACAAAACATAATCGTGCTCTTCTAGCTCAGCAAAGATTTCTTCGATGTGGTATTTCTTAACATGGGGAAGTAAAGCCTGGACAAAGGTTATGTTGCCCAGGTTTCTGTGAATTAACCTCCAATAACTGTCTTCTTGTGGTGTTTGTTTTAGTACGAGTTCAACCATGTAATTTAGATATTCTATGCCAGTGTTTTCCTTGATAAAGCGCAAAGCTATGCCATAGGCTTCTTCTGGCTTTCCGTGAATTAAGAGACTATTCTTGGAGAGAGTAGTTTTAGAGATCATACTTTGCAAATTACGGTCACGAAAGATGGAACGAAAGAAATCTACAATGCGAGTGTCTGAGGTAGACATGCAGTCTTCCATATACTCTTCCACTATAGCATCTGGAGTAGTTTGCAAAGGTAGATCATAGGTAGCACCTTGATACTCCCAGAAAGGAACCTTGGGTATGTCCTTTGCTATACTAAACCCTTCTGGTAGAGTAAAGTAACGGTGAATGATCTGGTCTAGGATGTCTATTCTACCATGTCTAATTACCAAACCTAGATAGTGCATGTCGTACTTTCCGTTACGTGGAGGATAACGCAGGTCCTTTAACAAACCTCCAAACCAACCAGCTACTATTCTCTTGGCTTCTGTAAAGGTGGAACTAGTTCCACGTCGAAAGTGACCCAAGACAGCATCCTCTTCAGGTGTAACTCTTTGTGCAAACCAAACCATCATCTCTCCATCTCTTCTTTCTCTTGCCTCCTCCATGCCAGAGAAGGACTCATATACACCTTCATCGTACTGTCCAGCCAGAGAAAGAGGAGTTAGTTTAACATAACTAGCAATCTGTAGATACCTCTGAGGACCGGTGAGGGTTGGTACCAAATCAAAGAACTGGGGACTAATATCAAAGTCCGCAACCGCTTTACTTCTCCACACACCCCAATCGCAATCGAAAGCACTTCCAAAGGTACTCTCAGGTGCAAAGCAGAGCTCTTTCAGATCATCATAGGTGTAAGTTGCAAGCACACTGGAAAGCAAAGACTTTGGTTGACTTCCCTGCATTATTTTACACTGTAAAAAGTTTACGGGGTAAGTAAAATGCAGAGCTTGGCTAACCTCTCCTTAAGCAAGTTTAGTTATGAGCAACTTTATAACATGTGTTTTGCGCCGGGAAGTAGTTTTACTAGTGCTTTCGATTGCAACTGGGATGTATGGAGAGACAAGGCTCAAGCAGACTTTGGCATTAGTCCCCAGTTCTTTGATCTAGTTAGAAGCTTTTCTTCTAATGGAATTAGAAGCTTGTCCGGTCCTCAACGCTATCTGCAAGTGGCTAGCTATGTTAAACTCTCTCCTCTTTCTACGGTTAGAGTGCATGATGACGGGAGGATAGAAGGCGTCTATGAAACGATCAAGGGCTTCGAAATGGCAAGAGCCAGAGGAGATGATGAAGCTCTCTTGTTCTTTGGTCGACGTGCTACGGAACAAGGTAAGGGTGATTATTATCAAAGACGGGCAGTGCAGAGAGCAAATCACCCAAGGAGATCTATCGACGATGACTCTGATCTGGGAGAATTAAAGTGGGCCGTTCTAACAGGAGACCTAAGCACCCTCGATGATATGATACATGACTTTTTCGACTTGCCTGTTGGATTTAGGATTTCTGATATACCTAGGAGGCGTTTCTGGGAACCTGTTCTCGAGCTTGATCTGCCTCTTGCAAACTGGAGAGACGAATACCAGCAAAAAGAACTCTTTGAAAACGCTTTGGAGAGCGGTGACATGCGCATCATAGATTTCTTCATGTCTGTCTTTAGGAATAGGAATCTGTACAAGTGGGCTAGAAAAAGATATTTTGGTTGGGGTCTGTTTCTCAAGGGACAACCTGAAGATGCTTACGCCTTTACTCTAAGGTTTGCAGATAGGATACTACAAGAAGGGTTTGAACACGAGCTCGATTACATGGTAGAACTACCTCTCTACTTTCTAGATTTTAGCAAAGAGGAAAACCAGGCTTTCCTCCCCATTGAGGCCTATGGTAACATACCTTATCTTACGGTTCTGCTTCCTCTCCTGAACCCCAAGAAGCTAGATACGCCTCGAATTTTACAAGACTTAATTAACAAGAGAGGCGAGTATCCTCTCTCGGTCAAACTTGTGCGAGAACGCATGAAAGAATTATAATTTCCTGGTCTAGAAATTATAATGCTGGGTGGGAAGAAGCCCCTTCAGAGAGTTTGGTAGTGTTGTTTGAGTAGCATGGTGGAGAGAGGATGGAGATGTTTGTAATCTATATTCCAATCTTCAAGGGAACCATACACAACCTCTTGTATGTCCTCTTTGGTGCAAAAGGGAAGGATGGCCATGATAGAGGTTATATCTCCCATGTGTTGCACCAAAAAGGCAACCCGATATTTTCTTTTCTCGTTTGTTTGTACGAAGAGAAAGGCAACCTCAACCATATGGTACGGGAGCACATCATAGCTTGATCTGTATCTTATAGTGCGTAAAGCTATACCGTAAGCGTCTTCTGGATTACCATGTCTCAAGAGAGAATAGTAACCGAAATGTGCCGACCTGGCTGCTTCTTGTATGTCTTGTTTCTTGTCACGAAAGATAGACAGGTAGAAATCGACAATACGAGTGTCTCCGCTTAGGAAACTTGCTCTTAACAGATCTTCTAAAAATATATCTTCTATGTCCTCGTCCAGTTCTTGTAAAGGAAGGTCGACAAGATAGCCTTTCTCTTTCCAAAACCTCTCATCATCGTAATTATAATGCCTGGGTATATCTCTAGCTATACTAAAATCTTTCGGTAAACGAAATATACCATGAATGATATCATCTAGAACGTCCACTCTACCTTGTTTAGTTGCCTTTATCAGGTAGAGAAACTCATCTTCTTCATCCACAAAGAAATCATCGGTAAAGAATTGGGGTTCTTTGGCTTTCTTTTTCTCAAGCTCTTGCAAGACAGTGTCAAGGTTTTTAATTTGGTGCTTTGGTTTGCAAACCTCTGGTTTGATGCGGTTTGCAAACCAAAGCACCATCTCTGGATCTCTTCTCTTCTCTGCAAGCTCATACCCTTCCACCGCTTCATACACTCCTTCTACTGCATATTCTCCTTGGTTAGGGTTAGTATAAACTCGTACACCAGAGAGTGGAGATAACTTTACATAACTGGCTATTTGGAGATAGCGTTGAGAACCGTCGAGGGTTCTAACCAGATCAAAGAACCCTTCAGAGATAGCAAAGTCTGCTACGGCCTTGTCTCTCCATACCTTCCACTCGCAGTCAAACGCACTTCCAAAGGTACTGCCTTCTGTAAAGCACAGGTTTCTAATTTCTTCATAGGTGTAGTTCTTGAGGATAGTAGAATAAAGGGTTGCAGGTTGCCTGATAGCCATTTTATGGGGCTAACAAGAATAATGGCCGTGAGCAACCTTCAGAAGAAGAGGAAGTTATATCTCATCACTGATGAGATATAACGGGTTAGTTAGTCGTTGACAGGAAAGATGCGTTGTTGCAGATTAGTGATAGGTATAATTAGAGTCCTTCCTCTAATGTAAAATTTTAGTCCAGGAAGGATCTCTTCTAGAGCAGACCTAACCTCTTCCATATTATACTCTGGTCTGAGGTTAGCATGCAGATAAGAGTTGTCTTCCACAATGTAAATATGTCCTATCCATCTCTGAAACTCATAGAAACTATAAGGTTGAGTTAGATCAATGGCGGCTGCAAGAGCCGTGTGGTTGTTTTCTCTCTCTTCTCTAATCTCCAAAGAAGAAGCAACCAGACCCAAGAGCATGAGTAATCTTTGTTCATCGGTATCACCTGTATCACTCGTGTGTATACCAGCCAGTGCTCTTTCAGCCAAGGTTATGTGGAAACCATTCTTTTGCATGATGCTTGCTCTACTCTCATCTGCTTCTACAAAGGTGGAGATAGAACCAAAGTACCCAATCTCACAGGCTAGGTCCAAGTTCTCCTCATTCAAACCAAGGATAAAATTTATCTTGTCGTCAGAGTCGTGCAAGGTTACAAGAAAAGAAGGATCTGGTCCTTCTTCTTTTAGTTTACTCCAGGCAGAATCTAGGTTTGTAACTTGCATTACCGGTTTTAGTTATTCTAGAGAATAACTAAACCCTTACGGTTCATACCCATAGAAAGACTTGAGGTGTCGTTTCAAGTCTTTCTATGGGTATGATAATACTCCTTCCTGTAATCTGGAATTTAATGTCGGGAACAATCTCTTTCATGGCGTCACTAACCTCTGTGGTATCGTACTCTGGTTTAATACGACCCTTAATGAAAGAACCAGGAGCGAGACTTTCATCAGTTGCGGCAGCCATTACAATACCCTCATCGTAATAACCGCGAGGTAAGACAGCAATCATGTGATTGTTTGCCACTACCCCTTCATTGTAAGTAACTAGAGCCAAGAGCATACGCAATCGTTGATCATCAGTAAGATTGGTTTGCAACGCAAACCAATCTAACGACAGTGTCTCCCGTTTCACTACTTTCTATACCAAGTATGGCTCTCTCACCCAAGCTTATATGGAAACCATTCTTGTACATAGTTTCTACCAGAGGATCGAGTGGCTCTTTTCCATCTGTCAACTCCCAAAAGACAGAAGTAGAACCTTCTTCAGAGATCCACTCAGCCAGTTCTAGGTTGTCTTTGTTCAAACCAAGGATGGAACTTATCTTACCATCAGGGTCTGTAAAGGTAATAATGTAATTACGCACTGGTCCTGCCTTTTGTAACAGATTTCTAGCTTCCTGTAAAGAAGAGGGAGTATCTCGTAACTGGTATTCCATCATAGACAGATCAACGTTCTCCATTTTATCTGTGTAGATTTAGTTATTCTCCAGAATAACTAAACCCTTAATCTACTCTAACCAGCATCTTCTTGGCCAGTTCTAGAGAAAGGTAAGCATCACGAGCAGCATACTCTAGGTATCTATCAGAGAGTTGCTTATCCCAGGCAATCTTGTAGATGTGTTTCTTTACACTCTCCTTGTTACCCAAAGGCAGGTTCCAATGTTTGGCCAGGTGAAGAAGAGAAGTATTCTTGTAGTCCATGGCTAGGGCAACCTTTTGCAAATCCAAAACACCACGCAGGTTGAGAGAATAGTTTTTGTTGAGAGAAGAGGCATCTGCCTCGATGTCTACTCCACTCTTGATGATATTGGGTGAGTTTAGGATCTTCTTTAGAGAAGGAGGTAGACGTGAGCTGTACTCTTTACCTCCAGGGTAAGTACCGAAAGAAAGATTTAGAATAGGATAGACATAGACCACACCTTCTGTAGCCAGTTGTAAGAGAGCCTCCTTCTCTTGACCCACAGTAGTTTCTGTGTCTAGTCCTAGTAGATTTGGTTTGGAGGCAAAGAGCTGAGCAAAAGCATTCTCTGCTTCATCAAAGTCACACAGATAGTACACGTCAACCTCGCCATCGAGAACTAGATGCTGCATGTTTTCTTTTTTCTCCTATCTTTTATGGGCAAAAGTCCTCTATCTATCAAGGTTTCACAGGTCTTCTGTGTAATTTCTGGAAGCGGCGACTTTCTCCGAAGGAATTTAGGTAGAGCTGTATAATTCTAGGAATAGGTGTTATGGTTCTTATTAGAGAACCATAACGCAAAAATAAACACATAGGATATAAAATGGAACAAAGCTCGAGCCATCAGATCTCGCGAGGCCCCAACTATCAGGCTTTACAAAGTCTCTATTCTGCCATACTCCAGAGGTACACCTATGATAATCTGAAAGAGCTCTGCTTTGGTTCGAATAAAGATTTTCCTCTTGTTTTCGATTGCCAGTGGGATATCTGGAGAAGAAAGGCAGTAACCGACTTTGATATCAGCCCCCAGTTCTTTGATCTCATCAGAAGCTCCACTTCTAATGGAATTAGAAGCTTGTCTGGACCTCAACGTTACCTACAGATTGCCACTTATGTTAAACTAACTCCTCTCTCCGGAGTCAGGGTTTACCAAGATACAGACATAGTTGAGGGTGTTTATGAGGCCATTGCTGGATTTAGAGAAGCTAGTTTTAGAAAAGATCTAGAGGCACTGCTTTGGTTTGCTAACCGTATCAAACCAGAACAAGACGAGGCAAGTAAAGTGTTGAGACCATCTTACCAAGGTGTCTGTAAAAGAGTAGAAGAACTTATATCTCGATGGGAAGAAGAAAGAGAAGAGGAAGTACATTATCCCCCACAAGACAACGTCTACGATCTAAATTATCTTTGGCTTGCAATAACCAAAGGTAGAATAGATATTCTAGATAAAATCATACACCGCTACTTTACTTTACCCAAGGGGTTTAGCATCGAGAAAGACATACCCAAGACACCTTTTTGGGAGATAAGAGATGAGCAAGGAAGAGACCGCACCATTTACAATCTACCCCTGCAAGATTTGGAAGTAGAAGATTTTAATTATCTAGTAAGACCCATTCTATCGAGCGGAGACACTCGTATCGTAGATTTCTTTCGTTCCATCTTTCGCGATCGCGACTTTAATTCTGTCCTTAGGGACAACTTTCTTAGTGCTTATAAAAGTCTTCTTTATCACCACAAACCGGAAGAAGCCTACGGCATAGATCTTAGATTCTTTAACAAAGAAAGTTATAGAGGAGGAGGTCTAGCTTATAGCTACATGATAGAAAGTCTTCTCTACGCTTTGCAACACGATGAGCATCCAGAGGAGTTTGACTGGATGTCTGAAAATCTTGGAGACATACCTTACCTCGCGGCTCTTCTTGCTTCTATTCCCTACGAGAGAGAAGATATATTGCCGATTACAGGGGATGAAACTCTCAGGGTTCTCTATCCTCTCTCTATAAAAATTCTAGAAGACTATCTACTCGGTCTAGAATAAAAATATGCCTGTGCAGAGATAGAAAACTCCCTCACTGGTCCGCTTCTTACTTTTCTTCAGGCTACGTTAACAAAGACTTGCTCATAGATGTATTTTATCCAAGGAGGATAAAATATATAACCTCATCTCATAGACTCATGAACGACTAGAATATATTTTGTACCAAACTACCTTTCGCGAGAGCTGGCTCTCAGCATTGGTCTCCTTCTGTGCCAACCGTGTCCTCTTCTCCAGAACAGGTAGATAGATGCTGTATGTTTTTCTCCTATCTTTTTATGAGTAAAAGTCTTCCACAGGGGATTTTATCTATTTCACACAAGAACGGATAAAATAGGCCGTGCGTTATTCTGGTACGGAAGATGCAAAGCCTCTATTCTACCATCCTCAAGAACTACACCTATGATGAGTTGAAGAGACTGTGTTTGGACCCTGACTTTAACTTGTTGTTTGATTGCCAATGGGGTATCTGGCGCGATAAAGCGGTAGTGGATTTTAATATCTCTCCCCAGTTCTTTGATCTAGTCAGAGTCCTGCCTGGACCTCAGAGGTATCTACAGATAGCTAGTTATATAAAACTATCTCCTTTATCTAACGAAGGAGTGTATGAAGTGATGACAGGCTTTCGAGAGGCTAGATATAGAAAGGACAAGGATATGTTGCTCTGGTTTGCACAGAGGATCAAACCAGAGCAGGAAGAAGAAACGAGAAACTTGGTACCTTCTTACCAAGATGCTTTCTCTGAATATAACAAACTAGTCTCTTCTTGGGCAGAGGAAGTCGAGCTTGTTCATCCTCCACAAAACGGAGTTTATGATATAGGCTACCTTTGCTCTGCGATTAAAAAGCGTAGAGTAGATATTCTGGACCAGATCATTCACCGCTACTTTAATCTACCAGAAGGGTTTAGTATTGAGAAGCATGTAGCAAAGGTTCCTTTCTGGCAGATTAGAGATGAAGAAGGACGTGATTGCACCATCATGCACAACTTGCCTCTACAAAACTTTAGCCACGAAAATTATGTAAAGCTAGTTTGTTCTATGTTTATCGGTGGTGATGTACGCATTGTAGATTTCTTTCGTTCCATCTTTCGTGACCGCAACTTTAACACAACCATCAAAGAAAATTATTTGAGCGGTTCTGGGTTCTTGTTCTATCACGGCAGACCTGAGGAAGCCTATGGTATAGATCTGCGCTTCCTGAACAAAGAAAGCTATAGGGGTCATTGCGTTTGCTATGATGACATGATTGAAAGCCTACTCTACGCTCTTCCCTTTGGTGATGAGAAACCAGAAAATTACGATTTCTTCACCATGAGGTTAGGCAATCTAACCTATCTCCGTTCTCTTCTCTCTTGCGTGCCTCAAGACAAAACACGCATAACTCATCTACTAGAAAACCAAGCTTTCCATGTTCTCTATCCTCTTTCCGTACAACTCTTACAAGAGTATGTGAACAGGGCAGAGTAAAGTAAGGTTAGTGCACACACTAAGCTAACGAAAGTAAGGTTAGTGCACACACTAAGCTAACGAAAGTAAGGTTAGTGCACACACTAAGCTAACGAAAGTAAGGTTAGTGCACACACTAAGCTAACGAAAGTAAGGT